GGTCGTACTTGCCTTTCAGCAATCCTTTTGGATCGTAAGCAATCACTCATCTTTTCTTTATAAGTATGCTCAATCATATTTCCATTTAACATCATTATCAAAGCTACTACTACCTCTGTCATAATACCTTACCTTTGTTTTTTCCCTCTTTAATCATATATCTATGAGAACCATAACCATTAATGTTTACTTCTTTTTTGTTTTTTTCCATCATTGTTAAGATGCGACTTTTTTTATGTTCTCTAATAAAATCTAAAAATTTTCTAGTAATTCTTTCCATTTGCTCTCACCTTATCTTTTATTATTTCTAATTGCTCAGCAATTTTATCTACATCTTTGATTAATCTTTCTATATTTACTTTATTATTCATCATTTCATCTACTCTTACTGTAAGTTTTTCAATATCAACAATCATATCTTCTATTAATAAAAATTGTTCACTATCTGCAGGTAAAGAACCCATTTCGCCTCTTGGCCATTTAATTCTAAACTCTGTGTTTTTTTCTACATCAGCAATCATTAATTTACCATTTGTTTCAATAGTATTTAATCTTTCTATAATGCCAAAGTATGCCCACACACCTACAGCTACAGCACCAATAATAGATATTAAGTTTCTTAAAGGAAGTTGTACATTTGTGTTTTCACTTACTCTAAATTTACTCATTTTCTTTTTCTCCTACCCATATAATGATCACCTGGTTCATAATTCCATTTTTTTCCATGATGACCTCTAATATCACAATAAAACATTCTAAGTTTTACAATCATCTTTCTTAAACTTCTAGGCATTATAATGACTCCGAAGCTGACAAAGTTATGCCATATTTACTTATTTGGTCTGTGTCCCAACCTGTTTCATTACTATCTAATCTCATAATTGTTGTTGTATTAGTGTATAGAACTGTTGCATCATCTGCTATTGTTTCTATTCCTTGTCTAAGTGCTGGTTCTATTCTTACATTAGCTTCACCAGAACCATTACTTGTTACATCTTCTGTAACCATATAAAGATAAGAACCTATTTGTATATAATCTCCTGCTTTAAATAAATTACTCGTACTATTAGCAAAACCATCTAAAGCTACTTGGTTACCTGTTTGACTTGCTCCATTTACTCTTATAGTGCCTGTAGCTACACCCTGTATTGTTTTTCTATCTTGGTCACCGATTTTAAATGTACCTCGTCTGCCTCTTAGTTGTAAAAGAAAAGCTAAAACTACTGCCGCTTTATCTTTTAACATAGGCGGAAAAGTAATTTGAGTAGACCATATCTCACCCTCATGTTGAAATACTTGTTCTTGACCAGTAAATGGTGAAGCAGAAACTGCAACTGTTCTTGTTAAAGCAAATCTTTGTGTTTTAATTCCTGAAACTGTTGGAAAAGTTAATGGGTATGATGGTGTAAAAACTGCCATAATTATCCTCCAAATGCTTTTGCAAATTTACCACCTCTTAATTTAGCATCACTTACCGCAGATAAAGTAGATTGTTGTATCGTTGGCAATAAGTTTGCTATTTCACTTCTAACTGTATTTGTTACACCTAAAGCAAAGTTTAAGTTTTGATTTATAACTACAGAACTACCACCCATTTTTCCAGGTGTAAGACTACTTGGTGTAATTACACCAGCAGTTTTAGGAACAAATAATTCTGGTCCTCTCTCCCCTACTAATGTAGGTGTATTTCTTTGTACTGCACCACCACCTGCTTTTTTAGGTGTACCACCAAAAATATTTTCTATACCTGTTGTAATGCCCTCTTTAATTTTATTTAAAAATAAAACTTGAATAATAGTTTTTTGAATTTCTATTAATAATTCTCTTAAAATATCTTTAAAATTTAATGAAGCAGTTTCTCCTCTTAAAAAGGCATCAACTATTTTATTTCCAGCTTTATCAAATGATTCACCAATACCCTCAGCAATAGTGCTTATATCTCCTAGTTTTTCTTGTAATTCAAAAAATTCTTCAGTTTGTTTTGTTAATATTGGTATTCTTTTTTCTATTAAATTATTTACTTGTCTTTCTCTTTCAATAGGGTCTTGTATATTTGATAAAACACTTCTAAGTCTATTTTCTTCTGCTCTAATAGCATTTAAAACAGCAAGTTCTTTTGATGATTTTCCAAAGTTTTCTATTTCTTGTCTTTGATTTCTTAATCTCTTATCATCTGCATTTTCTAACGATCTTCTTTCTTTTTCTAGTTGCAATCTTATTCTAGTTTTTTCTGATAAAACTTGTAAAGATGTAGATTGTTCATCAATTATTTTTTTAATAGCTTTTTGTGCTACCTCACTTTCACCAAGTTTTGATACTAAAGCATCTTCTAATTTATTTCTAATTTTTAAAAATTCTTTTTGTCTAAAACCTGCTTCTGCTAATTCAACTTCTCTCTTCTTTTGTCTTGTTAATTTTTCAATAGTTTTATCAGCAATATCGTTTGCTTTATTTACTACTTCTTTTTCGTTATTAAGAAAATCTAATTTTTTCTTTCTCTCAGCATTTAATGCCGCTTCTACTTCTATTTGATCTTCTAATTTAGATATTTGTCTATTGATACTTAATATCTCTATTATATTTAATTTACTAAGTTTTTCTTTATCTCTTAAAAGTTGATTTATTGTTTTTAAATTATCTGTAATTACTTTATCACTTTCTTTAAAACCTTGCGTTAAACCACCTTGTGTAGTTTCTACTTGTGTTAATGCTGGAACTAAAAAACCTACTACATTAGCCAAACCATTAAGTGCCGCAGTTAAACCTTTTACAATCAATACACCCAGTATATTTCTTTCAAAAAATAAATTTATATTTTCAGCTAGTGTATCAAAAGCACCTGCTAATCCACCTGCCGCACCTGCACCCGCACCACCAACCTGTTCATCTAATGCTTTTAATATTAATGCTTGTGCTTTAGCTTGTTGTCCTGTTAAAGATAAAACTTTTATTTGTTCTTTTTGTTGCTCTGTAAAAGATACACCAACACGCCTTAATGATGATAAGCCAATTTCTGGTTCTTCTAGTGCTTTACCTAATTGTATTGCCGCTGTTTGTATACTACCAAAACCAACTGCCGCTAAATCTTGTGATAATCTTAAAACTTCACCAAATGTTTCTCCACTTATAGATTTAAATGTTAATAAAACACCTGCCGCATCTCTTGCTCCTTGAACACTGGCTAAAGTATTTTTACCGATTGATTCGGCTAAAACTTCTATATCTGTTGCAGTTTGTCCTGCCGCATTACCAGTTGCTTTTAATATCGCATTTAATTTTAAAAATTGTGATTCTGCTCTAGCACCTGCTTTGACAAATTTACCTAAAGTAACTGCCACTAAAGTACCTACTGCTAGAAAACCTAATAACTTACCACTTACTCTACCTGTAATTGCACCAATAGCATTTAATCTTCCTGCTACTGGACCTAATGGACCTTGAACTGCCGCAATAGAACCTGCTACATCTCTTAATCTTGTTTGAAATTGTTTTTGTTTGACTGAAACTTGTCCTGTCGCTTTTTCTAAATCTTTAGTAGATTTTTTAGCTTTATCTATACCCTGTTTAAATTTTTGGGCATTAGCTATTAATTCTACTCGTATTGTTCCTACAGTGCTCATTAGTCTGGAAATCTCCTCATTAGTTCAAACATTTCATCTTTTAGCATAGGAGTTTGTTTTTTACCACCTTTAGTTAGTAAAAATCCATTTACCGCAGATAAATATTCTCTCGGTGATAAAGCCCAAAATGTTTCTGGTGACATGCGAAGAACACCTAAACCTATTTCTAGGTATTGCTGGATTGGGTATTCTTCTGATTGTTCTCCGCTGTCGCTAAAGGGTCAGACTTTTCCTTACTTTCACCTGTAAATGCTGTTGCTAAAAGATTTCCAGCTAATTCGGAAGCACCTACTATTCCAGTCTGCATTACTAAATCACCTACTGCTTCTTGAACAATTTTATTATTAGTAGCTAGTAATCCCTCGTGAAGAATTACAATTAAATCCTTAAATGTATATTTTGCTTGTGCCATATCGGTTGTTAATACTATAACTGATTTACCAGTTCTATTTTCTATATTAACAATTGACTCGAAAGTAAGTTTAAAAGTTCTTTCTTTATCTCCTAACTTACCTTTAATTTCGCCTTTATATTGATTCATTATCATCTCCTAGTGCTTTTTTTAGTTTTTTCTTAGTTTGTATTGCTTTTTTTAGTTCTCCAGTATCTTCGATACAATGAAGTTCTGCTCTACTTGAAGTTATTAGAATTTTTTGCACTATTAGATTTCTATATGAATCAACTATTATTTTATCAAGTGGACGACAATCCACATCTTTTCTGCATTCTATTTTTATTTCACCTTTTTTGGTTACTTTTATAAAACCGTGATATGAATTGTCATTAATTGTAAAGTTAATCACTTGCCAACCATTTGTCCACTTATATTCCATAATTACGCATTAGTGTAAGTTACTGTTCCACTTGATTCAAGTGTAACTGAAAAAGTTTCTTCACCATTAAATTCACCTGCTCTTTCATAACTTGTTACAATAAATGCACCTTTAACATCTGAACCATCACCAAATACTAAATCATAATTTACAGCACTTCCTGTAAATGCCGCTCCTCTTAAATTATTTTCACCAGCCGAATCTGTAAATACTCCACTTGCAGATAAAGTCATACTTCTTATTCCCATATTTGCACCAAGTTCTCTACCAATATCATGTCCTGATGATCCAGTAAATGTTGCTGAATCTTTGTTTGTAATATCAACAGCTTCGCCATTGATTGTCATTGATGTACTTCTCATTCCACCAATAGTTTGTGGTGTTCCACTGCTATTGTCTTTTAATAAAAAGCTACTACCTTTTTGTGCCGCCATTTTAATTTTCCTCCTATATATTTTTAACTATCATAAATTACTGCTCTAAACCTTTGAAGTCCATGAGTAGTCAATCCATCATTTTCTTTAATAACATCTGAAAATTCAAATCTTAAATTTACCAGACTTGCTCCAGTTACAGATAAACTTGACTCATGCAACAAAGCATAAATTCTGCTCATAATCTCTTTTGTTTCCTTACTACCTCTATATCTTGAAAAGGTGTGAATTACAAGTGTATGTTCGTTTCCCTGTAAACTTTTTGTTCCATTATCTACTGATGTTTCTTCACCTATTTTTACATAGGGAAATGCTGTATTTTCTGGAACGAAATCAAATACATCTGTTACTAAAGATTGTAATGTACTATCACCATCTAAAGTATCAAATATTGTTTTTTGTAAAGCTAAACTATGGTCACTCATTGTTGTAATCCATCTATTGCTTTTTGTACTCTTTTAAATGTAGCCTGAAGAATTTTACTTTTACTTTTTTCAAATGCTGGAAAAAGAAAAGGTCTAGCCAACATTTTAGAAGTTCCAAACTCTAAAAATTTACTATAATTAGCCCTGCTTTCTACATTTACTATATCTTTTGTTTTTTGTTCTACTCTTATATTTCTTACTAAATTACCTGTATCACTTGCTGGTGCTTCTCCAGGTGCAGATGCTCTATGCGTTCTTCTTGGATTGTATTTTTCGTAAATTCTACCTGACTTCATACCAGTTTGGATAGATTTTACCGCTTCACCTCTTATTAGCTGACCTCCTCCTTTAACTACTTCTCTAAAAGGTTCTTCTAAATCTTTATCTAATTTTTTAAAACGACCTAAAACTTTATTTATATCTTTTACTTTAACTTCTATTTTCATCATGTACCTACATTTTCTATTGCTGTTAATGTAATAAAATTATTATAATCATTTTCGTTATTTATTTTAACAATATCAAAAGTTCTTGAACCAAATAAAATTCTCATAGTCGTTGTAATACCGCTTCTATATCTAATCATAAATTCGAATGTATGTGGGTTCTGTACTTGTTCTCCTGTACTTTCATTAAATATTTGTCTACCTGCTTTTGGTGTAATTTTAGCAAAAGCAGTTAAATAGGTGCTTCTACCAGTAGTAAAACCACCGTGATTGTCTGTAGTAGTATCTGTATTTTGTATTGTAATTTTATTTCTTAATGATCCTATTCTAGAAACTGTTGGCATTTTAACCTCCTAAAATACTTTGTTGTCTAAGTATTCTATAAGGTTGTAGCATAGCACCAATGGTATAAGGAATAGCATTTACACCTAAACTTGTAACTGCTTCTCTATTTTCGTAAAGATGTGCTGTTAATAATTTAATTGCTTGAACTATAGGTTCAGGTACATCACTTGCTCCACCATAACCAGCAACATATTTTACTACATAAGCATTTGCATTTCTAGTTTGTGTTACTGTTGGCCAAGATTTACCTTGTCTCAAAACAATTCTAGCTTGATCACTTATAGTATCTACATAATAGTTTGATGATGCATAAGTATATTCTGTATCTGAATCATCAAAGTATTTTACATGAGTTACAGAAGCTACTGGTGGTTTTGGTAATACAATAAAGTTTGAATTATATTCCATATCAGGGGCAGTAAATGTACCCTCTGG